GCCGGTTTGATCTGAACGCCTATCTGCGCGGTCCGTCCGGCTATACGACGAGCTTCGGTGGCGCACACACCCCGCCGATCTCAGCCCCGTACAATCGCGTCTACGTGGTGAGCAACACCAATGCCGCCTTGAACATCGTGGCTAGCGGTGACACGGTGCACTGGAACTTCGTCTACGAAATCGTGTAGGCTACTAGGGGAAAGGAGGGGAAATGGTAAGTTGGGTACTCGAGCCTTGTCTCGGCAAACTGTTCGATGAATTTGACGAGATAGCTCCAAACCGGGATCACGCGACGGACGGTGCCGTCGGGGACACCTCGCATGCGGCGAGCTCCTCAGACCACAATCCGGACGAGACCGGCAACACTCCGCATGAGGATGCGGACCACGACAATGACGTTCACGCCATCGACGTGGACAAGGATCTGCGCGCAGACTTCACGATGGAGGACTGCGTCCAGTACATCCTGAGCGAGTGCCGCAAGGAGGGCACGAGCGGCAAGGACCGGGGCCGCCTCAAGTACATCATCTACAACAAGAGGATCTGGAAGGCCTCGAACGGTTGGAGGCAGGAGGCCTACACCGGTACGAACGCGCACGTAGAACACGCGCACTTCAGTTGCGAGTACGACGACAAGTACTCGAACGACACCAGCACATGGGGGCTGGTCGACAAGTTCGGAGGGGGATTCATGGGATTCATCAACAACCAGACCGAGTTCAACGCGGCAATGGATTCGTGGGCCAAGACGCCCAACGGCAAGAAGGCTCTGTGGTCCTCCAACCACGAGGACACCGTGCCGATGTCCGACGACGACGGAAACCTTCTGCCGGACGCCGGTGCGGACTCCCGCATGGCCCCGGACACCGCTCTGAAGGACATCAACAGGAACGTCATCCAGATCGAGAACATGCTGGAGACCGTGGCGGAGGGTACCACCGCGCTCCTGGCGCGCGTACCCGTCCCTCCCCCGCCCTCCACTCCGCAGGGCACGGTCAAGAACACTCGATGAGAGAGGGGGTTGTCCGGTGGCTGTACCGCAGTTCCGATACGTCGTTCACCATCCGGTGCTCCGCACCAAGCTAGGAGAGCTGGAGGTACGAGAGGCGTCGTGGTCGGAGTCAGTGAACGGCGGCTCTACGTTCACGGGCAAGGTGACGGTACCGGACAACCCCTCCATCATCTCCGAAATTCGGCGGTGCACGGAAACGGACCGGGCGGCCATCTACGTGGATCCGGGCCTGGGGCGTATTCAGTGGGGCGGGGTGATGGTTGGGAGGTCCTTCGACGACTCCAACAACACCCTCAGCTTCACGGCGATGGAGTGGCGTAGCTGGCTGTTCCGCGTCGTCCTGGGACCACGCCCGGACGGTACGGGCACGAACACCTTCACCTACACGAACACCGACCAGTTCGCCATCGCGCGCGCTGTCATCAATCGCCTGTTGGCAGACGGTAGCCAGTCGGCCGGTCTGCCGTCCATCGACTACGGTCTGGACGTCACGGGCATCAACCGCAACTATCAGATCGGCGGCATGGAGTTCAAGAGCGCTGGTGCTCATCTGGATACTCTGGCCAACCTCGACAGAGGGTTCGAGTGGGACCTGGAGCCGTACTACGCCAACGACTCTCTCCCTTCTCTCCGTCTTCAGTTGTACTTCCCGCAGCGCGGCGGGGTGTTGCCCTGGCTGGTCTTCCGAAAGAAGGCGGGAGAGGGCAACATCCTGAAGATGGATGAGATGGACATGGACTCCTCGGCTTCTGACGCACGGGTATGGGCAGTGGGAGACGGCCCCAATGCCGAGAGCACTCCGTGGGCCATGGACCAGTCCCCCGAGGTGGCGGCCGGTACGGTGCTTAGAACCGACCAGGTAAGCACGTACTCCGGTGCGCTTACACGCACCACTCTGGCCAGCTACGCTCGGGCTGAGCGGGTCTACCGGGCCGATGCGCTGGCCGTGCTGAAGTTCCCCGTTCGTCTGGACTCCCCGAGCATCCTGGACTATCAGAAGGGGGACCGGTGCCGGGTCATCGTTAATGACAGGTGGAATGACATCGACGTATCCAACTGTCGCATCGTCAGCCGGGACATCGACCCAGACAAGAACATTGCCGTGATCACTGTGAACCTCAACGACCTCAACTTGCCCGAGGTGGACACCGGAGGATCCGTATGAGCGCCCGTCCGTTCGACACGACCCCGGAGGCCAAGTTCCGAGCTGCGGTGGAGGCGAAGGTCCGGGAGGTTCTCCGACCGAAGGGCTTCGAGATCCCGAGGCTGTCTGCCGACCCGCCGGAGACGGACAACACGAACCTCTGGATGCGCTGGGACGGAAGGCTCCGAGGCCGGTACTGGAACGGCTCGAGCTACACGTACGTCGACTATCCCATGCGTTCGGACATCACCAGTCCTCCGGCTGTCCCCGCCTACCCCTCCGCCCCCGCAGTCGGTTCGGTTCCTCAGACGTACCAGACGACCTGGACGGCTACCTGGAGCCAGTCATACCAAGGCAGCAACGCCAAGAGGACGGACACCGCCGGAGAGCTCAACCTGTACTTCGGGACCAGCGGCAGTGACGCCTTCGGTCTCCAGAAGGCTCTAGTGGGGTTCGACAGCACTTCCCTCGTGAGCACGCTGACGGGGAGCACCATCCACAAGACGGAGCTCGTGTGGACGGTTCTCGGGTCTTACTGGGGTACGGTCCAGACGAGCTTCGGACTGCACAACTACAGTTCGGAGCCGTCGACATTTGATTCTTCGGCGCTGACATTGCGGAAAAGCGCCTCGGGATTGTTCCCCACTGGCCAGCAAAGAATGATTCTTCCGATGGCATTCGCGCAGGCCCTGCGGGCTGGCACGGCAAAGGGTTTGGCGGTGGAAGCCCCGAGCGCGGACCGGGAGTTCTACGGGTACGCTGCGGGGGTGGGATCCGGTTACACCGCTCCGCAGTTGGTCATCACGTATGCCAAATAGCGGCAAAATGGAAGGGTTGGCATGAGTGGACAGAACCCAGCGAAGAGTAATCCTCTTCCGAGACCTATGCTGCATCATCGGGGGACTGGCGATGCTGTATCACCAGACCTATATCGCGGCAGAGGCCAGCGTGGTTCTGGTGCCAGCGGCCGTCACCCTGATCCTGTCCCCAACCGCTCAGGCTCTCTGGGCTCAGCGCAACAGCGCTGGCCAGAGTACAACCGAGCAATCATTGCCGCAAGCTCCGCCGTCGGAGTCGCAGCCGTCGTCGCAGCAATAGTCGTAAAGGCGGTGGGGAATTGACCAGGGAAGAGCGGGCAACCCGTAGCCTGCTGGTGTCGACTATTATGATGTTGGTGGCGTTCATCATGGTCACCAGCTTCAACATTCTCTACACCAACCACGTCAATCGGGAGAGCGACCGCAATTGGTGTGACCTGATGGTCGGTCTGGACGAGAGGCAACAGCGTCTCAAGACCACTGACCCGGACGCCATCAAATTCATTCGGGATGTGCACGACCTTCGCAGGAAGCTTCGGTGCCCGCCCTCGTCATCCCCATAGGAGGAATGATGAAACTCAGTTGGTTCGATCATTACGGCAAGACGCTTCTCAGCGGACTGTTCGCACTGTTCGTGTTCGTGCTCCCGCTGTACTCCGGGGACAAGCGCATCGATGGAGTGGAGACCGTGATGGTCGCCATGGCCGTCGGTAACGCCCTCATGGTCTACGTGGTACCGATCACGCCGAAGCTTCCCTGGCTCAAGAGCTTCACGAACGCGGTGCTGGCCGGGCTCGTGGTACTTCAGTCGGTGATGGGGAACGGCGTGGACCTGAACGAGATGGCCATGATCATCGGAGCCGTTCTGGCTGCGCTGGGTGTGGTCATCGCACCTGCGGCCAGCCTGGCTCAGGGCATCCGAGTGGCGCTGGGTTCCGACAAGCCTCTGCCGGTGTAGCCTGGTAGGCTGAAGGCAAGCTAGGCGGGACCTTCTCCCCCGCACGGCCCGGGTATAGCCGACCCGCTCCCCCGATCACGAGAGGCCCGCTGATTAATTTCGGCGGGTCTCTTGTGATGATGAGAGCGCCCGTGATAGTGTGGTCTCTTCAGCAGGTCCACTCAGCCGGGAGGCTATCATGCCGCAGCAGAAGCAGTTCCAGGCCGACCCCTCCAACCCTGCAGATCTCGAAGGCCTGTTCGGCCTCGGGCAGGCCCTGGTCATGGATGGATGGGGAGCCACCGTGACGGCTAACCCGCAGGTTGCCGTTCTCACCACCAACGCCCCCATGAACATCATTCAGTTCCACCTCACCAAGCAGTTCGTCTGAGCCTACGGTCGGAGCACGTCTAGTACGTGCTCTCTCCCAGCCACTCAGCCGATCACCTACTAGCTCGGGAGAGCCCAATGACCTGCAAGACCAAGTTGACCGTTGCACAGCGCAAGACTCGTGCCACCCGGCGCGCGGCATGGGCCACCTTCGGCCTCGGCGCAGTCGCCAGCCTCGCCGCCAACCTGTACGCCAGCAATCACACCCCCGTCGGCATGATCGTCGGTGTGTGGCCGTCGGTGGCCTTCCTGCTCACCGTGTGGCTGTACGAGCACGCGCCGCGCAACTG